ATGCCGAACTGGCGGAGCATTTCGGCATTGATAAAGCCGCTCTTCGCGATCTCAGGCGCGACCAGAGCTTTCCGCACAAGATGGCCCCTATTGGGAAAACAGACAGCCGTGCCGTGGATCACTATTTCGATGTCGCGTCGCAGGTGCCGGTTTCTGGCAGAATTCCAGATCCCGAGCCGTTATAAGTTCACCATACTGCGGATTTCAGTAACCATCGGGAGTCTCTTCAGGATGCCGCTGTTGACGCCAGAACAAGCCGCACAGGAACTCTCGATCTCGACGGCGCAACTTCGGGCAGTCACCAACAAAGGCCATATCCGCTACGTCAATATCGGGCTCGGTGAAAAAAGGGAGTCCCGCAGGTATGCCCTGGAGGATCTGACAGAGTTTATCGAACGGCGGAGCAGGAGAGAATGTCGGTCTACAAGCGCCCCGGCCAGTCGGTCTACAGTTACGACTTCGTATATCGACGCCAGCGATTTTCTGGCTCGACTGGATGCACGACGGAACGCGAAACAGAAAAAGTCGAAGTCGCAGCAGACGCGCCCTTGACGCTTAAGGAGGCTTGCTCGATCTTCTTCCGCGGGCGCATTACACCGGCGACATTGCGAGCAGAGGCCCGCCGTGGCAGGCTTGTAATCATGCGCATTGGCCGTGCAGACTTCGTTACGCCTTCAGCCATGAGAGAGATGATGAAGCGATGCCAAACTCGACCTGAGGCAAGCTCTATTCCCACCTTGAAGGGTGGAGTTGTTTTGTCCGAATCAGATCGGCCACAAAGCGCACTGGCTGCGGCGAGAGCGATAGCAAACGAGCTGAAAAAGCAGCGTAGCAAGTGAGGCGCGGATTCTAAACCTTCTTCCTCGTGAGAAGAAGGGTCAGGTCGAAGCTTGTCGCCATCAAACGAATAGGCATCTTCGGTCTCCTTCTCGATCTCGGCGAAGAACTCCAACGCATTGGCCTCGGCTTGCGCGATCGAAATCCCTGCGCCATTATCTTCTTCGCTCTGGGGAGGGCTTGGGGATTAAAATCGATCCAGACAACGACAACTCGGCGCCGCTGTCGATCTATATTGCCATCGTGCCGGCGGTTGCCGCCGTGGTCGCTGCAGTCGCGTTGCTGTCAGAATTTTCCTGACATGCCGAACCTGACCCTCGACCTCCTCGCCGACGTTTCGCTCGCCCTGCTCCGGTTCGCGGTCGAAGATGGCCAGTCGCGCGAGGACGCTGCGGTTGCAGCCCTGCGCGACTGGCTTATCGCGAATGGATATCTCTAGCTGGAGCTTAACCTGGCAGAGGACACGGAGACGGCGGGGAGCGCGTGACGATGCACAACAATTTGCAACACGGCCATTTCTTTGCCCCTCTTGAAAAGTTACAATGCATCCCCAATGGGACAAGTAACCGGATGCTCAATCGGGCCGTGAAATCATCGGACGTCGGGGAACGCAGGCGCTATCACGTGCCCCCTCTGATCCGCACCGATACACTGCAGCATCTTCTCCAGATTTCCAATCGCTCCGCCGGGTCTGACCGGCAAATGGATCTCCTCCGCAATTACGGAGCGAAGGACGTCTTCGTCTATTACTCCGGTGATATTAACTTATTGAATCGAAAAGCGATTTCGATTGTTGGCACGCGAGAAGTTAGCCCGGAGGGCCGACACAGAGCGAGCAGGCTGTCTCGTGAATTAGGCAGCGCCGGCTACTTGGTGATGAGTGGCCTCGCCAAAGGTGTGGACTTCGCAGCCCACACGGCCGCAATTGATGCTGGCGGCTTCACGGCAGCTGTTATCGGGACGCCATTGAACAAAGCTTACCCGGCCGAAAACGCCTGGTTGCAGGAGGAAATCTACTCGAATCACCTTCTGCTTTCGCCCTTTGCCAACGGAGAACCTGTCTTCAAGGCGAATTTTCCGAAACGAAATCGCGTAATGGCGCTTCTTAGCGATGCGACTGTCATCGTCGAGGCTTCCGACACCTCTGGGACACTGCACCAAGCTGTTGAATGCCAGCGCCAGGATCGTTGGCTCTTCATCATGAAATCAGTGGCGGAAGACAGACGGCTTAGCTGGCCGGAGAAATTTCTTGGCCATTCGAAGACCCGTGTACTGAGCTCTACCGCCGATATTGTCGACGCGCTCGGCAATGCCTGAGATCACTGTCACTACATTCGTCCGACACAACACCGATGATCAGTTGTCATTGAAAGATCGCAACGAGCATGAATGGACTGCGATCCATGTCAAAAAGATAGTCAAAGGCGAACCACTGGGACCAACCACATTTTTTTCGTGGCAGATGCGCACAGGGTTCCGAACTCGAATAGACCAATCCAATTGGGGTAGCTGCGCAGGTGACCTGTCACATAGGTTCGCAGCAAGAATGCGAGCTGATGGTGGGGACGGAGCTATTATCGTTCCGGTCCCAAATGGGAACGCAACAATTGCTGATGACGATCTCTTTCAAACACTAAAGATCGCCAGAGGAATTGCCAGTAAAAGCGAAGGAAACCTCACCGCCTTCGATGCATTGCGTTGGTCAGAACCTATGGGCAAGGCGCACAAAAAGGAGCGCCGAAGAGATGTCGATCAGCACTTGGACGCGCTTCGCGTCAAGCCGGGCTGCGGGAAGCGTGTGATCTTGTTCGACGATGTTGTGACATCGGGTTCCCAACTATGTGCCGCAAAAATTAAACTCGAGGAAGCCGGATACGACGTCGTTGGCATGTATGCCATTCTGGACGTCCTCGACGAAGGTGAGCGCGGCACTGCTCCGGCGTGGCGAGAAGTGAAAAGAAATCCAATGCGGATTGCAGATTTCTTTGCGCCCCTGTAGCGCCCTTTCCTTCGACCTCTCAGATAAACCTCAGTTCTTTTCTCTCTTCCGGTTTCTGAAGGTTGTGAGAGGGAGGGTTCCGGCCACAGCTTCCCCGTCCTGATCCAGACGACCTAAGCAGATTTGTGCAGTTGTTGCAGGGATATTGAGGCCAAGCCAACTACCTTGCCGGACGACATTGCCGGACGACATTGCCGAGCGAAATTCGGCCAGTGTTTTCGGACGGCAAAACCACCCGCCGATCCCATCGCAGATGTCTATACCTGAATTCAGGGATATCGATGCTGCCGACATCCGTGCGAGGTCGCTGCAGGGAGGCATGACCGATGACAATGGAAGCAGCCATAGAGCTATTTGAGCGCATAATGCTGGAGGAGTTGCGGGAACGAGAATGGCTGATATCCGTGCGGCGCTCTGATCTGGAGAACTACGATCTGGTAATCGGCCAGTGCAACAGTCAGATCGCGTTTTACGTTTCGCTCATAGAAAAGGCGAAGGGACGATTATAAGGGCCGCTCAGCCGCAGGCCGCCGCCCCGCTTGTCTGCCGGCAGTTTTGCGGGCAGTCTCGCGGGATGTGCAATCTGTACAACATCACCACGTCGCAGCAGGCTATACGCGAGCTGACCCGCACGTTGCGCGACCTTTCGGGCAATCTGCCGCCGTCGATCGATATCTACCCTAACCGCCCCGGTCCCGTGGTTCGCAATGCGCCGGACGGCCAGCGCGAACTCACCAACTTGCTGTGGGGCATGCCGACGCCGATCGAGCGTGTGAAGGGCAAGGCCGACTACGGCACTACGAATATCCGCAACACCCATTATCCGCACTGGCAGCAATACGTCGATATCGGCAATCGCTGCGTCGTGCCGGTGACGAGCTTTGCCGAGCCCTCGCCCACACCGAACGACAAAGACCCGGAAACGGGGATCCAGCGGAACTATTGGTTCGCGCGCGACGGAAGCCGCCCGCTGTTCTTTTTCGCCGGCCTCTGGACCCGTTGGCAGGGCGTCCGCAAGGTCAAGGACGGTCCGGGCGATTTCGAGCTGTACGGTTTCCTCACCACGAAACCGAACAATGTCGTCGGGCCGATCCACGAAAAGGCCATGCCGGTCATTCTGACCACCGAAGAAGAAATCGAGCTGTGGTTGACGGCTCCTTGGCCGGTTGCCAAGAAGCTCCAGCAGCCTGCCCCTGACGACGCCCTCATTGTCGTGGACAAGCCTGCGACACAGATCAAGTTTCCCCAGGGCGCTCCCACGCCACCGGAGCAAACTTCCCTCTTTTAAGGCGGCATGTCGTCGTCGCGCCAGACTGGCCGGCGAATCCACCGTATTTCCACCAGAGTACGGACCCTGATCTTGTCTTTCACGATTTCGGCGGCGGTCGGGTGGAACGTCTCGACGTTCAGGTATTCCTTCTTGCCGCACTTTTCGCAGAACATTTTCGCGGCTATGCGCTCAAGCTCGATATTCCCGTAGAGCTTCCATAGATCGCCCGGATAGTAGTACCGCTGGATGTTGCACAGCCCGCAGCGAATGCGGACCAGGTGACGGTGTTCGTTGGCAAAGGCCAGCGTCCATTCCGTCCCACGTCTACGGGCTCCGCTGGTATCGGGCATCTCACGTCAGGCTTTCCGTCTAAAGGCTTCACTTGACTCTATGTTCTCATTTTGTTCTTATGGAGTCCATGCCTAACAGGAGGTCTGGCCATGGACCACATTGTCACGCTGGATGGTCGGCAAGAGGCAATTTTGCAGGCGACGGCAGAGAAATTCGTACGCTTGCACGGCGGCGATGTCATGAAAGCCCTGAAAGAACAGATGGTCCTGAACGCCCATCTTCAGGAAAAGCTCGACCGACAGGACCGCAAGCCGAAATCATTGGTCTGAACCATGTCGGACGAAGAAACGGCGCCCGGTCGCCGGCAGATCGATCCGAAGCTGATCCGGAACCACATCTGCGACCATAGCAGCGGCTGCAAGGAAATCGCGCCATTCGGCGTCAACACGCGGGACGGCACGCGCTGGTTTTGCTCGACGGCGCATGCCGAGGAAGCGGAGAAGGACAGAGTTCCAGGCTTTGGCAGGTAGCCGCCTTGAAAAGGGAGTATGGGTAATGGGAAGCGTACCGAGAATACGAACGACGGAGTTCCCGCGATTTGGGCTAATTGGCTTTGGTGTCGGCACGTACACCGACGATGACGGCAAGCTTGTTGCAGTCCTGGAAATGCTGACCGGTCAGGGCTCCATCGAATACGTAATTGACGCTGACGGGGCCGCAAAAATGATCAAGGGGCTGAAAGCCTATACCGACGAAGTGAAGAACAAGGCTTTGATCAAATAGAAAGCCCGCCTTCGCGAGGGGGGGCGAAAGCGGGCTCTGTGATCGCCGGGAGGGTAACCGGCTGGGGCGCCGCCCAAAGGTGTTGCTCTCACAGGCAGGCGGCATCTCAAGCAACGCACGCCTGGCAGCAATGTTCCCTGGAAATTCTCTGGCGAAGCCATAGGAACAGTGATTATGTTCGCTGGCGGCTGGGCCCACCGGCTGCATTGGCCGGCGCGCAAGACCCCCAAGTCGCCCTCCGCGCCGGCCATTTCTCAAAGGCTCTGTGATGTCCGATGCAATCCTACCGGGCCAGAAGATGCCCAAGCTCATCGTCGTCGTGGCATTCGATCGCGACGAGGAAGGCGAATTGCAGCCAGTCTACGGCCCTGCCGAGCAGCAGAGTGAAGAGCGCGCCGTCAGAACGGCAAAGGGAATGGCTGGTAAACATGCCGGCGTCATTGCCTGGAGCCGGGAGGCAAACCCGACCATCGGGGAGTACGGTGAGCCAACGACGCTGTTTGTGTCTGGTGAGGTGCCGGATATGGAATGACGCCTTGCCTTCGCAAGCTTTAGATCAAGGGCAGTTAGATCGATAAATATGGTGATGCAATGCAAGTTGAATGTGAATGTGGCACGACGACCCATATCCGACTGGTGTTTTCGAAATACGGTCCGTTAAACCGTGAACGTGAAAGCGGCAACTGTGTCAGTTGCGGCAAGGAGATTATCGTTGAGCGCTGCCTGTCAATCATTACTGCGCGAACTGAGGCGGAGGCTGACGCGCAATTTGAAGCCCGCAGGAGGGGCGCCTGAAAACAAACGAAAGCCCGCCACCCCTTCCGGAGCGGCGGGCTATCATGGGCAAGGGAATTGGCTGGTTATGGCGGTTTCTTCTCCGTCACTGTGAAATATACGCGCGGCGAGAAAACCGTGATCGGATAGCCAAGATTGTGCACCCAATTGCAGAAGTAGGCGACTTTGATCTGGTAATAGACCCGGCCCGGCGGAACGGCAGTCGGGACTGTTATCGTCCGGTCATAGGTCTCAGATCCCGGCCGTGTCGTGGCAGCATAGGCATATTCTGAAACCCGATATGAGGTGCCGGTGTCATCTGTGATGGCACGGCTGACCTCCGCCCGACAGATGCGTTTCCGATCGACAGTGAATTGTACATCGATCTGCCCGCCCTGCTCAGCCGTCGCCGACATGGCGCGGCCATAGGTATAAGAGATCGGCGGTGTCCGATCGATCAGGGCGCCGACGACGACCGATATCCACCAACCGGCAAGAGCACAGGCACAGTAGAAAATGCCACGGGCGATCATGGGGAGCCTCCTGTGTATTTCGACACGAAGCCGGAAATCTGGCTGTAGAGCAGGAGCACCGCGGCAACCGTCGACATCAGCCAGAAGCCCTTGACGCCGACCCAGCGAAGACGGGTGACGGTTGAAACGACCTGAAAGCCTGCCTGAAACTCGTCGTCAGGCAGGCCGAGAAAGCGCTCCAGCCGCTTACGCTCCTTTTCGGACAGGTCGCCGATGAAGACGAGGTTCTGCCGCTCCTGCTCATTGAGCCGGGCCAGCCATTCGATGGTTCGCAATTCGAGATCGCGCAGCCGGCGCGGCAGTTCTTCGTTTTCCATTTCGCCCTTATCCCCAACGTCGCGCCTGGCTCAGGATCTACGAGTGCTTGCCGGGGCGACAACCTGCGGCTTTACCTCGACCTTCACCGGTTCGACTTTGCCCGCAGCCAAAATTGCGTTCACGTCCGGCACCTTGGACAGGATGATGTCGGCGAGCTGGTCATCATCAAGACTGAAGGCGTCGACCGCATCAGGGTTTTTGCTGCGGACATACTCGATCGCTTCGATCATGAGCGGTGACCTGACATCGAGGCTTGCCGGCAACGCGACGCCCAGCTTTGCAAGTGCAAACTTCAGGGCATTAAGCGCCGATTGGTGCAGTGCGTTGCTGATCTGTTGTTCGAGTTCTTTTTGCTGCTTCTCGTTGGAGACCTTGAGAAGAGACGCCAGCGTGACGCTGATCCAGGTCACGAGCAGTGGCCCAACCGTAGCCACGAGCAGAGTGACAATCGGCTGCACAACGGTCCAGACCTCGTACCAGACCGAGTTCGGAGCGACGACCGAGTCCGCGGTCTGTGCGAAGGCAGGCGCAACAACAATGGCGACGAGGACAAAAACCGCAGCCACCCAGAGTTTCAAGAGTATTGAAGCTGACATGGGATTGATCTCCCTTATTTTGCTGCAGGATTGGCGCGGACGAACGACGTGCAGGCGATCTTTGCCGCCGCATATGCGATGCGCTCGTTGCGGATCGTCTTCTCATCGAACGCGGCCGGATCGGCCTTGACCTCGGCGAGGAATACGTCGTGGGCGGCGTCGACCGTCGCACAGGTGTCAGCAGTGGTGCAGCCGCCGAGCGCAAGGCTCGACGCTGCCGCGATAAGCAGCATGCGCATGATGATGTTTCCTTTGTTGTGAGAGGTGCCCGGCTATCCCGGCCGGGCTCGGGTCAGTTCATTCCGCCGGCGTGAAGTCGACGTAGTATTCCCGGCCGATCTCAAAGAAGTCGGCAGCGGGCGGATTTGTGATTGTCAGCTTCAACTCGCCGCTGGGTGTCCATTTCGACCAGCTCTCGTTCTCCTTGCCACTCGCCGAGTTCACGGGAACGGCGCGGATTTCGACGTGCACGCTCTCCGGAACCGTTGGGTCTTTCCGGGGCGCGTGGACGTGATGATGCTTGATTTCGAGAACCTGCAGTTTTGCTCGGACCGTCATCGGTCTTCTCCTTGCTGAAATGCCCGGTGCCGCCGGGCGCGGATTGCTCAAATTGTTGGGATCACGCTAACTGGCTGTTGAGGCGGATTCCCATACAGTCGCGACATGAAAAGCCCGATGGCCCTTCCTGCCGTGATGTTGCTCGCTGGAGCCGCCGGTGTCGGCTATTTCGCCGATGATCTTCGTTTCCCGCAGCCTCAAGCCGCGACGGGTGCCTGCGACATCAAAGGCAATGTCTCGCTTAGCGGTGGCGAGCGCATCTATCACGTGCCGGGTCAGAAACATTATTCGGAAACCGTCGTTCGGCCGGAGTTGGGCGAGCGATGGTTCTGCTCCGAAGCTGAAGCCATTTCCGCCGGCTGGCGGCGCTCCCAGAGCTAGTCTAGAGCCGCAACTTCGTCGCGTTGCGGAACAGATCGCCGACGGCCTTGGCGCCTTTGATGGACGGCTCGAACGGCAGGCGGCTGATGTCCCATTTGCCGCGCTGCGCTATTCCAAGCGTGCCCTGCACCTCGGCATGGGAAAGCACCGTCGAAGGCGTCACCGGGATGGAGTAGCGCCGGCAGAGGTCGGCAAGAACGCTCGGCAGGATTTCCCATTGCTCACGCGTGATCGGGCTCCTGCCTGCGCTGAACGGGCTTTCCACAGCCCCGGCCATCCCGCACAGCGAGACGCCAATCGAGCCAGAGTTGCAGTTCAGGGTGTGAGCGGCATAGCCCTTCTTGACCGGCGCCTGGTTGAGATCGATCGACGGCTTGCCGCGAACGACCTTGCCGCCGCCTTCAATGAGGATGTGGTAGTGCTCGCGGTCGAGCGCGCTTGCCGTGTTCGCGCCGGCCGTCCAGTGCACGATAATGCGCTGCATCTGCGCCCATGGCATCCAGTCGACAGGAACCGCGAGGTATTTCGTTTCCTGTTCCGGCATCCATGTCGCAGCAACAGGAACGGCAGCAAGCGCCTTCATCATCGCGCCATAGGTTGCCGGTCCTGGCAAACCATCAGCCCCCGACTTCCCGAGGTTATAGCCGCGCGCGAGCAAAGCGCGCTGGACGTCCAGCACGGTTGTCATGACGTGTCCTTTGATTGAGAGTTCAGGCTTGGGTGGAAGCCGCTAATCTTGGGGGCAGGTGAAGATCAGGGGTTTAGTGTCTATGGGTTCGACCAGTCGATACCGCCCTTCAGGCCCCGCCGCCGGAATCGCATCGGCTGGCTTTCTTGGAACCCGCGACAAGGAAAATTCCATTGTCTCGGGAAGAGTGGAACATCCCAGCGAAGCGCCCATCAACATGGTACCGTAAAGTCGTACATCTTTCTCCATTGCTTTAGGCCGCCGCCTTTTCGCCCATCGCCGCCCAATCAAAGAGCGTCACACCGGGAATGAACAGCGACGGTTTCGACCAGGTCGTGCGGATGTTTGTGCCCGGCCGGATGAAGCCGAGGCTATCCGGCGTCGTGTTGGTGTAGCCGAGATCGACCTTCGTGGTTCCTGTCGGCGCCGACGACAGGTTGATGGTGATCTCGTCCGGTGCCGTGATGGTCGGCGTACCGGTCAACGCGATCGGGACACCGTTGTCGAGGAACCGGATGCCGTAGTCCGGGAATGCCGGGATATGTGTCGCATCGAACGCCAGGCTGTGCCCGAGATGCTTCAGGGGCACATTGAACTTGAGCTTGACGGTCGTTCCGGTCCTGGTCGCCGACAGGAGCTTGCAGCCGATCCAGTCGCCTTCAAGGCTGGTCGCGATGCGGTCGCGGTTCGCCCACTCATCGATCCAGTTCGACACCCGGGCCTGAAGCTCGCCCATCAGCAAATAGCCGGCATAGTTGGTGTGCGACTGGTCGACGGCGTAGTTGTGGCTGGTCCAGTAAAGCGGGAACAGGTAGCAACCCGCATACTGCTCCGCCATTTCCATCTGGGCCAACGGCACCTCGCAGATCCCGGACGGCAGGCTCGAGGCGATCCGGCTCCCGAGCTGCTGGATGATGAATTTCACATCCTCGTCCTGCCCGGTCGCAAGCTTGATATCGGCCTGGTAATCGTCGAACAGCGCGGTCAGAGCGCTCTTGTAGGTTGCGCGTCCCGTGTTGGTGTTCGCTTCGCCCTGGTTCCACGACATGTATGGAACGACGGGGTCCATATCGAGATCGGCGGCACGCGCCGCGAATGCCGCGATGATCGCCTGGAAATTGCTGTAGGAGATCGAGGAACCGCCCTTCGACAGTTCGGCCACCGACATGCCGCCGACCGCCCAGTTCATCAGCGTGATCGGCTCGAACTGGTACGGCAGGTTGCGGGTGCGTTCGGCGACACCATAGGCCCATGACAGGTTGTGACCGTCACCGACCGTCGTTCCGGAGCCGATCTTGATGCTTTTAGCCGGGATCAGCGAACCGAGTGTGTTCGCGGCAGCACCGTTAAACCCGTTCGGTCCAACCGGGAAACACAGGACAACAGGGGGATGAAGCGGCGTCGGCAGGATCAGCGCGCCATCATAGGTGGTCGACGCCGCACCGAGAGACTGTCCTGACGCACAGTACCCAAGCAGACGTTCGCGATGCGACCGCAGCACCGGAGTTGAACCTGGCACGACCTGCCGATACGAAAGCACGCTGCCGTTATACATGTCGGACGAATAGGCAAGCCGCGCCGCCGATTCCGCAAACATGGAATAGACGTTGCTGTTCGACGGCGATACCGGGTTGCCGAGACCGTCGATAATAACCTGGCGCCCACCGACGATGCCGAGCTTGAAGGAGCCGGCGCCTTCGGCAGCGCCGCCGATCTCGGCGGCCGATTTCCGGTAAGGCGCATAACTGACTTTCCGAAACAGCGCGTTGGTGGTGGCGGCGGAACCGGTAGGGCCGATGAAGCAGGTATCGGCCGCTGCCATGTTGAGCACGATGGCATTGGAAGCCGCCTCGATGCCGCTGTCATAGACCTTCACGCCGTCCGGCGACCACGTCACGGTGACCCGGAAACCAGCCTGCTTACCCAGACCACAGGAGAGATTGACGGACGTCCCGGCCGCATTGGTGACCTGCACGATGACCTGATAGCTGCCGACCGGGCCGTTGCGAACCAGAATGCGCTCGCTGCCACCCGAATTGTGGAGTTGGAAGAAGGTCGCGTTCTGCTGGGCACGTTCCACCCATGGGCCGACCTCGACCTCGATCGTCCCCGAAGTTCCGAGACGTGGCATCGAAACGGCAGGATTGAGTTGGAATACATCGCGAATGCTCGACGCCGAAGTGCCTGTGGTATCCGGAGCGTTGCGAAGTCCGGTCCCTTCATAGAACCATGCACCGCCGTGATGCCAGGTGCCGGCGTCAGGATGGTTGTTGTTACCCGTCGCATCGGCGAAATAGGTATTGGCGGTGACAAGGCCGCCGCCACCTGTCGCTGTCCAGCCGACCCACAGGCGATAGAAGCCGTTGCCGGCATATTCCCACCCATAGGTGTGCGGCGTGCCGTGCGAAACGACGGCATTCAGGGTACCATCGCTCTGCCAGAAGAAGCGGACGCCTTCCGAGGCGCCGACCGTGTTGATGATCCAGATCGAACCGGTGCCCGAAACCCGTTTGACCAAGGCTTCATAGACGTATTTGGACCCGTCAACGACAGGGAGATCAGGATTGCGGGCGTAGTGGTTCGTCGTCCCGGTGAGCACGACCTGCGTTGCTGTGTTGGTGCCATCAGCATTTGCGGCTGCATTTATGGTCGCCGTTACACCACCGCTCGACCAACCCGTACCGCCAAGCAGTGTTTTCAGAATAAGATTGGTGACCGCATCTTCGAGCCTGACGCCGAGCGGGCTGCGCGTCCGCTGGTCGAAGACATAGGCCATCTCATTGTTGGCATAGTTCTTCTGGAGCCCGTCCGGCCCGGTGACACGTTTGGTGGAGGCACGGAAGAACGTCATGCCGCTGCCGGGCAATGACGAGATATCGCCAGCCTTGGTCGCCTTGTTGTTGTTGGCACCGAAGCCGCCCATGAAATCGACGACGAGACCGTCATTGATGATCGTGGCCGCATTGCCGGAAAGGCGCGCATCCACAACGGCCTTTGTGTTGGCCGGGTTCATGAGCTGGTCGATGGCCGTGCCGGCGATGGCAACCGGGTTACTCGCCATGCCGTAGTTGAGCCCGGCAACCTTGGTGAAGGCGAGCGCGGTGGTGCCGATCGTGATCGGCCCCGGCGTAGTCAGGACATAGCTGGATCCAGCGTCGGTCGCGCCCTCCTTGACGAAGAAGCCTGCCGCCAGGATTTCGGCACCTGTATCCGCGTCCGTTGCACGGCTGGCCGCGCCTGCTGCCGGGACAATATAGGGACCGTTCGTTGCCGGGGTTGATTGCGCAACGAGCAACACGCGGTCGCCGGTTGCCAGCGTGACGCCGTTGACAACCGCGCCATTCACAAGCCCGCTCGAAACGCTCGTATTGACCAGCGCGACGGTGCGGACAGGATCCTTCCACTTCACGCCGGTGGAGCCGATCGCCTCGAGTGCATCGACATCCGCCTGGAGCTGCGTGATCGAGTTCTGCATGCCGGGGATCGGTGCGATTTTTGTACCGACTTCCGTGAACGATGCGCGCGTTTCCGATTCCAGAGCCTCAAACGCTTCGACGCTTGCGACCGTTTCAGGGTTTTTGAGAGGATTGGGCGGGGTGCCAACGACAGCCGAGCGGAAGCGCTCCGAGGGAGTTGCCATGATTTACCTGCTGTGAGTTTGGGGTCAGATAATTGTGACGGCTACAGGACCTGCGAGCGGTCCCGGTTTGCGCGATCCGTTTTGCGGCTCGGCATAATAATCCCACACACCTTGAGGTGCGCAGGCGACGGTTTCGAGGAAGAAGGTAACGTTGTCGACGTCACCAACCGCGGTCGATGCACCAAGCGGGCCGTGGCGGTTGGCGCCCGCCCCGCCGTTCTGCAGGGAACCGCGATAGGTACCGTTGGCGGCGATCGCGGAACTCTGCGCGATCGACGTGGTGCCGTTCGATATCCGGTAGAAGAAGCTGCCGGCCGAGTAGCTGGAAACCGTCACCTGCCAGCGATAGACACTCGAAATCGAAGGCGGCGACACGGACTGGTAGAGATGCCGATTGCCACCGCCGGCCGCCTTGTGTGCCGCGCCGCCCGAGATCGTCCAGTCCGCATCCTTGGTCCAGGCCGTATCGCTGTCGAAGCCCGGATTGGTGGCGAGGTTGGTTCTCGTCGCATCGCCGTCGATGTAGCCCATCGTTGTCCCGTCGACCGCACCGATCGTCGTCACTTCATGGGTGTTGCGATCGAGCACGCCGCCGTGCGGAACGCGATAGATCGCGATGCGTCGCAGGTGATCATCTGGAGCAGTGACGAATGACAAGCTGGCGCTGCCCAGGCCGCCAGTCACGCCAAACGATGAGAGAGCGACAGGCGCCACCGTATCGGCAACTGCGGTAACCGTGGCGGGAGGATCTTTCCAGTCCGAAGCGCGACCACTCAGCGTAACGGTTCGCCATTGGACTTCGTATTCCGTTCCATCATCCACAGTGTCGGAATAGGCAACGAGATCATCCATGAGGACGACCATGGGTTTCCATGTCAGCGTCCCGGCTTTGCGGTATTCGAACTCGTACCGGCGATCGACCCGAGGCGACGCATCGAACGTGGCCTCAAGTCGAACCGAATTACCCCCGGACCCAGGAACGGGGGCAGCTGTGACGACAACATTCGTCGCCAGCGGGAGGTTCTTATCGTATTCGATCGAGACGACCGGTGCCGGCTTGTCACCTTCCTCGCCCGGAAGCAGCGTCCAATGGTCGGGGGTTATCGGCACAAGCCCAAAACTGGACGTTGCGCCGATGTCATCAAGCTCGACTGTGGTCGCAATCTTGTGGGGGCCATCCCAAGTGTCGTCGTAGCTGAGTTCGACAATTCGCTCTCGTCGTGCCCGTAGACCTCTCAGAAGCACCGTTGGAAGTAGCCGGTAAGGTGCCTGGCTGGTTTCCCCGATCGCCTTCGCAAGTCGCATTGCCTGGTTGTGATCATGACAGGCGAGGATATCGACCGTCATATACCGTGGTGTCCGGCCGTCTTGATAAAAGCGGGGGTTCTTCCACGCCGCGGACGGTTGAGCGATCCAATTGAATTCCGGCTCCATGTACCGGACGATCACACCGTCAGTCTCGGTTTCGCCGTCCTGCGCTTCCCGGCTCGCCATAGCAAGGATGTCACGGCGGCGCGAAAGCGAGAGGGATGGTTCTTCCCAATGGCCGACCTTCAGGTATGCCTTGCCTTCGCTGTCGTGGACAATCACACCGTCACAGGACAACTGGATTTCCGCCTCGCCCGCCGATCGTTCCTTACTGTCAGGAACGGCGATTCCGCATTGGTATCGAGCGTGCGGATTTCCATTCTTATCGATGACAGTCTGGTCGCAGATATCGGCGTTCTCGGCGACCTTTCCCCAGTTGATCGACGACATTGGCTTATTGCGGCCATAGGGATGCGTTCGATACCAAGCCCACACCAGTTCGGCGTTGTTGCTCGCTTTCCACGTCGAGCGATCGTTGATGTCCTGCGTCGGGTCACGTGGATCGTACATCCGCGACCAATCCCCAACGATCGAAATGGAGGGCTCTCCGATTCCGATCGGGCCTCGCCACGTCATCACCTTGTAGCGGTCTTCGGCTTTCAAGGATTTGCAGCGAATGACCGAATACGTGGTGCCCGCCAGCTTGTGGTCGTCGGTCCATGCGGGGAAAGCAGCCTTGAAATCTGCGAGCGGTGGCGGAACCGGATTGCTCGGTGTGTACGTCACTGTCCAAACGGTGAAGACCGGCGGCCCATTATCCTTCTGATTTTCGGTAAACTCGCCTGTAGTCACCCGGTTGTTTGCATCGAATGCGACCGTGATCTCGTCAAGGATCGTGGCGATCGGCGCGCCTACCAGTTCGCTGTCACCATGGACGACGAGATACCAAAAGTTGCCATCCTCATCGTACTCGCCAAACAGCGCAGCGCCACCAGACCGGACCCTCCCTCCGATAATCCAGCGCTCCGGTTCGGGCACACGAACATTGACACGGGCAGACTCGACGCTGGGCGCTCGCGGGCGGTTTAGGTACTGAAGTGCGCTAATGCCAACCGAGAGGAGCAGTGATCCAAGGCCGGATGACAAGAATGTGCCAAGCGCGAAACCAGCGTTGACAGCACCGATTGCGCCCAAGCCTATCAGGGGCGTAACGAGGCCGAACGACGAAAGCAGACCACCGAGGAAACCAAGCACAGGCAGCGCGTGCGCCTGCGCCGGCCACATCATGGTCGACGTCAAAAGCGCGGCCGCGAAAAGTCGCAAACGTCCCTTCATAGCCGCCAGACCCCAACGTGAGGAACGCGGACTTCCAGAACGCCGGCGTGCGCCATGCGAAGAGCCGTCATTTCACCGAGGAACAAGCCGCCGATCTCATGGCCACCGATGCGGACGCATACCGGATCGCCGCGCAAGGCACGCTCGACGAGCGGCACATCGATACTGGCAAAGCCTCTGCGCATACCGGCAAACCCACCACCTGCCGCCGCCAGGACGGCTATGGCGCTCGGCTCGTCGTGATAGGTGCCCCGCCATTCGGCTCCGGCATCGCGACCGGTGATCTCCCGCGCATAGTCAAAGACGGACATCATGCAATCCGCCCGCTCCCAGACAAAATCCGTCTGCCGCCAGCGGTGAAGCGTGGCGCACAAAATCTCTTCACGATTCATGTTTTGTCAGTCCGGCTTGTAGGTTCTGTTTGCGAGACCGGCGATGAATTCGCAGCCGCGGTCATTCTCGACGCCAAGCTGTCGCGCATATTCTTTCTGCATGGTGTCGGTGTACGTGCGGCTAGGCGTACTTGAGCGACCGGAGTTGCCGTCTTTCGCGATGACCGTAACCTTGTAGCGACGCACCAGCGACGTATCGACCAGGTCCAACGTTTCATCGAAACGCGCCGACATCATTGTGAATTCCTTGAAGAACTCGATTGGAGTATCGGGCCGCAAGCCGCCGCCAAGCCGGAAGAGAGCGAGATAACAGGTCAGCGGGCGCTCGGCGATCCGGTTCTGATCGGCCTTGATGCCTTCGTAGGTTTCCTGATCGAGGTATCCGAGGCTGAATTCGTAGGTTAGCGCTGTGCCGTCCCGACCGTCGGAGATCCGTGGCGTCTTGTGGACGTCGTTGCCGGCAGCATCGACGGTACCAAGCCAAATATTGCCGTCCGAGGTGAACAGCCTCCCCTGACCTTGCCACATGCGAATGGGAATGCCTTGGATGTCATAGAACCAGCATCTGCGAACGATCGCGCGGATGTCCGACTGGCTGTCGGCATCGCCAAGATACTCTTCCAGTCGGTCGTCAAACAGGCTCATACGATCGCCTCGACAAACACGATGCCGCCCGGGCGAATGAACTTCCCACGCTCGAACAACGACCTGAAGTTCTCAGGGTTCGATACCGTCGCACGCATGCGTGGGCGGAAAGTAACGAGATCACCTGCGACAACGTCCTGGCGCAGGGGTGGCGTTATGGTGATCGTTGCCACCGACCCAGAATAGGTGATGTCATCGACAACATAAGCAACGTCTTTATGTCCGATCACGTGGCCGTGGCTCACCCCCTTGGCGAGCAATCCCATATCGACGTGGATCGTGGTCGTTCCGTCCAAGGACGCGGCCGACGCGATGGCAACTGGTTCGAAGTCCCAATTCTGGCCGTTGTCCCACGATTGGGCGTTGCTCCAAGGAAGCCCCTTCGATTGATCGGCCTTTGAGATCGAAATCCCCAAGTCAGCAGCGGGAACTAGCTGTGGTGAGTTGAAGACAGGGACGCGAAACACGGTCCCGTTTTTGACCTTTGAGATCAACCAACTCACGATCGCAGCACTGCATTTCGGAGCGTAGCGAAACTCGACATCCATGAAGGCACGCCCCCCAGGCTCAGGAAGCAAAACCGCAACGCCACCAGTGGTAAAGCCGCCGTCATGTGCCTGACCGCCGGCATGGAAAACGCCGTTGAAAAATGGAACCGATGCGGGCCAGTCGTAGATGTTGGGCGAAATCAAGAGAGACCCCCGTCACGCTGGAGTTGAACCTGCCAGCCCTGCAGGTTCTGCTTGACCTGATCGACGGCATTTGCCGCGCCCTGCCTAACCATGGCCTGGACATCCTTCCCGCTGATCGCACCGGAGATCGGGAAAGTCTGACTGATATAAGCTACAGGGCGCTGGCCTGACTGATCAGTGCCCGAACGCTGCCGTGACAGTATCGGCGCGGACATGCTCCCCACATAGCCGCCATCTTTGAAGCCGGGCAGGCCCTTGTTGATCGCCTCCAGAAGGCCGCGGTTTTTAGCCGTTGCCTTGGCGTTGACGACGAACTCCTTGCCGTGCACCACGCCCGCAGGCTCGTCGACGCCAGCGTTCCCCGTGTACCCGCCCTTATCGAAGCCGAGCAGTGACCGGATGCCGCTAAAGATGCCGCCGAGCAACCCGCCGCCAGACCCCTGCTTCGGGCCGTCAACCAGCCAATTGACGCCGACCTCGAGCAGGCGATCAGCCAGCTTTCCGAGGACGTTGCTCAACGCTTCGCCGGCTGATTTGCCGGATTTCAGGTCTTGGATAAAGCCGCTCAGGATGCCCTTTGTGAAGCTCGACAGTTCGCGAGAATTCTCAGCGATCCTGCCCTGCGTTTCAGTGAGCTGGTTTCCGGCCGCTTCTGCTTTTCCGGTTTCTTCGGCCAGGGCTCGCATCGCGAGGGCCTGTTCGCGGGCTGCCGGTGACAGCTTCGAGAGATCGCCATGCAGGAGCTGCTGGACATCCTTCAGTTCCTTGCCGGCGTCAGTGCCTTCGCGCTGCGCTTCGGTGAGAAGGAACTGCGCCGCCTCGATCGTGCTCATCGCCCGACCGTAATCATCGACCAATGGATTGAGAGCGGCGCGGATTGCAGTTTCGGCCTTCAGCGAATCGATAAACCGCTGCTGTTCCTTCAACGCCTTGTCGAAGTTTGCGCGGGCATCGAGGCGGTCGGTGCCGCTGGTTGTCATACCAGCGCGCTTCTGGCCGTAGGCAATGACGTCATCAACGGTCTTGTTGCCGCCAAGCACTTCTGGATTGGCTTTGATCGCGCCCGGTCCAAGCACCTGCGAAACCGGCGTGCCAGGCGCAGCTTTCAGCACCGCGACGGCGCCCTGAGGGCCGAGGAAGTGCGCGAGTTGCAACGCGACCTCATTGACCGAGACGCCAGCCTTCTGAAGCACTGCGGCATTGTCTCGCGCATAAGCCTCGATCAGCTTGCGCGAGTAGTTGGCGTCCGTCCGCAGAGCGAGAATAGCGGCGTCGGTCAGGCCGGCCGCCTGATCCGGAAAATGCTTTTTGAACATCGACAGCCAGGTGCTTTCGATGAACTGGCCAAGTCCTGTTGCCGACGATCGGCTATTCTTTGCGAACCGGTCGCCACCGGACTCCGCACCGACGACGCGATCTGTGAAGCCGGAAATGACGCCTTCGAATGAACTCCGCGATGCCTGTTTCTCAAGGGTCAGCCTTGCCTTGGCCTGAGCTTCGGCTTCCGTGATGGCCTTGCCAGCCTCCTGCGCGGCCTTCAGGTATTTCTCGGTCAGCGCGGCTAGCTCTTTTTCCTTCGCGGTGCGCGTCTCGATCGCCATTTGGCTGTTGAGGAAGTCATTGGCAGCACGAGCGCGCTGCGCCTCGCGTCCGCCTTCTGTCTGGAAACCGTTCAGGTTCGCTCCGGCCCCGAACGTCTTCAGCTTTTCTTGTGCGCCCGAAATCTCGGCGCTAATGCCGATGATCTTGTCAAGCAGGGGGTTCATACGGTCGGCAAGATCGCTAAAGCCGGGATCGAGACGGGCCAACCTGTTAAGGGCTTCCTGGGCCTTTGTTGAACCGTCAACGGTGCCGTCGAGCGAATCCCGTACAGTCTCCAAGGCGGTGACCTGCTGCTTGAAAACAGGATCATCGCCATAGAGGTCTTTGACATCCATCAGCCGGCCAAGCGCACCACCCACGGCGTCGCGCACCTCCTCGGCTGCTTTCTCGAATTCCGCGCGGTCGTCCTGAAGCCGGTCGGAAAGGCGGCGCGTTTCCGTCTCAACGAACTTGGCCGCACTCTTTTCGACCGCTTCGCCTGCGCCGGTCGCCTCACCTCTGACGCGCTTAAGGGCATCGGCATAGCGATTGGCCTTGTCCGATGCATTCTCGGTCGATACCGCCGCGCGATCTGAGGACGTCGCAAAAAGCGTGGCTGCCGTCGCTGCAACCCCAATGATAGCGCCGATAGGACCAAGGCCGCTGCCGAGCGCTCCGAATGCCGCGGCGGTCCTCGCCTGCCTCAGCAGGCCGACAAACTTGAACAAGGCCGTGCTGGCAAGTCCAAGCTTAAGGATCATGCCGGTCAGGGACCGCCCGACGAGCGCCCCCGCAATCACGAAGGCAACCTGCAGGACACCATCGGCAACTGTGTCGAAATTATCGGCCATTGCATTCAAGGCCTGGACAAGCCGCTGCGACGCGCCCAGCGATGAATCGGTCTCGCCGATGTATTTCGTCAGCGCATTGCCAACCTTGGTGTAGCCCTGCTCAAGCGTTTGCGTGGCGGATGCCGCTTGCTCTCTCAGTTGCGGAAGGCCCTTCAGGAAAGCTTGGAAGAACTGTTGGCCTGATACCTTGCCGTCGTTGACGAGCTGCTTCAGCTTCGACACCGAACCGCCGGCTTCGTTGAGGCCGTTCGCGACGGCCTGAAGTATCGGGCGCGCTCCATCATTGACGCTGTTGAATTCTTCGGCCTGGACGCGCGTTGAGCCCAGCAACTGACCAAGCTGTGTTAAAGCACCGTTTGCGGCGCCGGCACTCGTCCCGGCAACGCGAAGGGCCACTGCTACACCGTCCGAAAACTTGATCAAGTCCGACTGGCTTGCCCCGAGCACATCGCCGGCCTGCGCCGCCTTTCCATACAATCCGGTGAGCGCTTCGATCGGAGCGCCGTTCGCCTGCGCCGACTGATAGAGTTCATCAAGGATGCGCTTTTGTGCTGCCCCCTGAACGCCGGCGACCGATAGCGAGTTCTTTGCCCGGGTCCAAGCGTCGGCATAGTCCAGCACTTCTTTGGCGGACAGCGCGGCGGCAATGCCTGTCAAGGGCGCGATCAGTCCGCGCGCACTGCGCTGACCTATCCCGTCGAGCGTGCGGCTCATCGACCGGTAACGGTTCTCGATCGCCTTCGCCTGCCGATCGGTGACACCCTGAGCCTTGCGCATTTCGCGCTCGTATCCCTTGATGTCAGCCGAAAGCTGCACCACGAGTTTTTCTAGGTCGGTAGCCATGAGGCCTCTTGACGGATAGGTTGTGCAGAGACATCAGATGATGCTCTGAGACACCGGGGGAACAGATGAAACCAATTGCCATCTTGCTGGCGGCCGCAGGCCTTGCTCTCTCTGCCGGCTGCACTACAACGCCCGCAGATCCGAACACGTGCACCGGCTATGAGCGCGGCCGCCTCAATGGCCTGAAAACCGGCGCCAAGATCGTAACGCCTAGCCAGACAGTCCAGGCAGAAATCGCCGCACTCGAGGCGAAGTGCGGGACGAACTAGGCGTTGAGCCAAGCCCACAGATCGTCGGCCTCGCCCTCTGTCAGTTCCTTACCTGCATCGGGGTCATTGGCTCGCTCATAGCCCTCTTTTGCGGCAAGGTATTGCCACATGGACATGGCGCGGACCTGCTGCGGGGTGAAGCCCATGGCTGCGCCATTGCCATATATGCCAGCAAAACGAACCTTACCGTTCGGAAGGGCGTCTAGGTCGTCTCGTCCGCTGTCGCGTGCTCTTTTTTTTTACCGAGCTCTTCGTCGGGAGCGCCGACGCAGCCGGCGCTCAAGACCGCTTGGGCTAACTGAAGGTTTTCGACCGGCGGGCGAGTTTCTACATACTGGCGCACGAGGGTCAGAGCCTTCGCGGGTTCGAGCCCGCCTCCGATCAGCGCAAGGCGGATGGTGGCGGAGATGTCCTGCATGCGCCATGTCCCGTTTGTCAGCCTGTCGAGGATGACATACGGCCCGGCATCGCAGGTTTCCTGCAGCAACTCGAGTTCACCCCAGGCCAGACGGAAAATATGATCTCCGTCTGCCCAAGGAAGCGTGATTGACGCGTCACGCATCAGGGCGTCACCGTCCTGACCATTTCACCGTCGCTCGACATTTCGACGTTGTTGGTGACGCGGCCCTGTGCTGTCGGATGACCCATGGTGACGGTGCCGACATGCATGCGGCCGGTCCACGTGATCGTCTTCGCCGGGAACTCGATCTCGATCTTGGCCGGGACCGACTCGGTGTTCTCCCATGCATCAAGCCAGGTCTCGACGCTTTCAGCTGCAAGAACGCCTTCGCCGCTGACACTCATGGAAAGGCTGGACGCGTCACGTCCGACCCACGGGACCTTATCGGGATCGAGGCAATCCGGAAGGTTGACCTCTTCGAGGCCCTTTGTGAGGGTCAGCGATTTCGAAAGAAACCCGCAGGGTGCGGTGTAGACGGTCGGCGTTGCATCGTCGCCCAAGAGGACGCGAAACTTGCCGCCTTTGGTAGTTACCGGCTGTGCCATGGTGAGTTCTCCTGTGCTGGCAACACGAAACACCCGCTCGAGCGGCGGGAATGGGAAATGTGGTGAGGAAGTTGGATTAGGGCTGTTCGACGATCGCCAGGAATGTGATCGCCGCGTGACTGGTTTGCGGATCAGGATCGCGAAGCATGCGGGTGATGCGATGATCGAAAGACACCATCGCATTATCCGTTAGGCCCATGCCGGACTTCAGCGCGCGCCGCACCGCGTCGGCTATTTTGCGGACCTCCGGATAGCCAACAGCGCGCGACCACGCGTCAACCTGAAACGTGATCTCGAATCCGTCGATGCATTCAGCATCGTCGCTAAGCTCATCGCTCGGCCCCATCGAGATATAAGGCCAAGCCTTGCCGGTGGCGGTGGTCCGATCTGCTTCAGACGGCACGCTATCGTAGACCCGCTGGCCGACCAAAGCTGTGACCTCGGCCGCGGCCTTCAAGCGGGTCACGATTGCGACTTGAAGTTCATGAGATGGCGAAGTCATGAGGCAGACACCTGTCTTGCAGCTCGCCTTGTCGCCGCGCGAATCTCGCGCTTGGCGGATCGCTTATTTGCGCGCCATGACACATAGAAGTAGGGAGACGCAGGCGACTTCTGCGTTCCGAACTCCTCCCATCGCGCATAAAACGCTTCGGTGTTGCCGGCATAGAGTGTGATTGTGAGGTCGCCGCCAAGGCTGGCATTGACCGAGGCAAACACCGTGGAACCTTTCGGCGCCTTTCCCCAGGTCCATCCGATGCTGTCTCGCAACGTACCGGGCGCATTTCCATGCGAACCGTCGGCGCTGACAGACACAAGAGATTTCATCATGGCGACGATATCGTCCGCCACTTTCTCCATTGCGGCCTGTATCGTTTCGCGCGCCACTTTTGGAAGCCGAGAAATCTTCCGCTGCAACTTGGCAAGCCCGAGGATCTTCGTTGCGCTCGCCATCAGGAGGCAACGCCTCGCTCGACGACGAGGTACACCCACTGTCGATTGGTCACCGCATCGACTTCCTTGACAGCGTAGATGGTGCCTTCCCACACATCCCTCATTTGCCAGTCTTGCCGAATACGACGGGTCTGAGAGCACGAGCGGACGCGGACCTTGAGAACGCCGCGACCTTCCAACCTCGCGGCCATAGCTGTCTCGCCACCACCAGCGTAGATATACGCCGCGCGGCGCGTGAACTGTTCCTGCCATTCCTCGCCTTCGGTGTTGCCTGCTCCGTCATCCACTTTGACGCGCCGGTCAAAAGCCGCGCGGTGGCGGAGATCACTTGCGCCCGGCATCAGTTTCAGCCTTCGTTGGATTACGGAGAATCTTGGCCTTACCAGCGGCAATCGCCTGGTCGGCACAATCCCGCTTCACTGTCTCTTCCATGCCGGCCAGATAACCGATCGTCGACTGAGGCGTCGGCTTGTAGTCAAAATCCTCGGTGAAACGTACACGGGCCATTGCGGCTTTCCTCCTACGCCAGAGTTGGCTTGCGCATCATGCAGAGCAGCGCAACCATCGGATTTTTGGGATCGGAAGAGCCAAGACCTGACAGCAGCTCGGCCTGTTCGGTGTCGTAGAGCGAGTTCACGCCGAGCACGATTGCCAGCCGAACCGCTTTTGGTAGCGTCGCTTCCGTCCAGTCGTTGTCCCTGGCGCGCAGATATCGAAGAACCGCCTCGGTTACAGCATCCACGTAGCCCTGGATTAGAGCGTCATCTTCGATCGGCAACACTTCTCCGCCGTCGCCATATTCGGCAACGCGGAGGGCCCGCTTGACGAAGTCGAGAGAGACCAACGCAGCCATCGGTCATTCCCCCCTGGCCGGAACGCCGACGCGCAGGGGCTGTTTCGACTTTTCCGGCCCCGCAGGCGCGTCTTTGCCGTCCCGGCCTCTCTTTACCGCCAGACGCCATCCCTTGCCGCTGTCGGGCTTCTCTGCCGTGTTTTCCTGCGCGATCCAGAACGACCCTGCCCAGGTGACGCCGTCGCCGGCATCATACCCGGTGCCGTCGCGATAGATGCCCTTGTCGATCACGACCGGGAGGGTGAACGGGAACTCCTTCACCCGGTCACCCTTGGTGAAGCGGAACGTGAAACCGCGCACGCCGTCGTGGATGACGTCGAGGTCGTCGAAGCCGACACCATCGGCGCCGTCACGACCATCTTTGCCGGTCGCGCCTTTGTCCCCATCGACCTTGCCGAGGTCCTTTGTAGTTCCGTTGCTCAGGGTTGCGATAAGGTGGCCGTTGGCGTCACGGATGAACTCGACGGCGTCGAGGCCGTCCCTTCCATCCTTACCGTCGAGCCCATCCTTACCGTCGATGCCGTCCTGTCCGCGTTCGCCCTGGTCGCCTTTTTCAGTTATCACCGTCGGGGGCTCTCGGGCCTCCAAGCTTGCGATGCGCTCCAGCAGCGGGCGCGTAGCAGCGTCGACCTGCTCGCGCACCACAGCGGCCATGGTCGCCGACAATGCCTCGATCTCTTCTGGTTTCATCGGGCGTCCTTCAGGTTCTTTCGCAGCATCGCGCCGAAATAGGCCGCCTGCACTTCAGGAGGATTGTCGTTGGCGGGTGGCTCTGGCGGCGGATTATTCACCCTGTCGATCAACTCACGGTCGCGGGCTTCGATCGCGGCAAGGCTGTGATCCTGCTGCTGCATGTAGAGGGTAGCGCCACCCTTGATCTTGCCGACACCGACCATCTTGCGCTGTTCGTCCAACGTTTTGATGCCCTTGGCCTTGGTGGCGACGTCGTACTGCGTGGCCGTGTCCATGCGCATCAGCGCTTCCGTATCGAACTCGGTGCCAAGCGTGACCCCATCCATGCCTAGGCCGTCGTCAAGACACACCTCCATGCTCTCGATAAGAGACTGAAGGCAGGAGCTGTAGTATTCGATATTCTGAGCCTGGACGTTGGTGTTCGCCGGTACCGGACCCATGCCGATCTTGTAAGGCGGCACGTGATAGACCGAGCAGACGACGTCGGCGCTCCATTTCAATTGCTCGATCAACTGGGAGTCGGTCGCCTTTGCCGAGACGGGGTGATAGGACAAGCCGCCGCCGACAACGGCAATTTTGCCGCGGTTCTTTCCGCCGAATTGATCGTTGAAGTATTTCTTCAGTGCCTCGGCGTCATCGTCGTCCATTTCGAGCGACGACGACAGCACTCCACCAGGCTGCGAGCCGTTCTGGAAAAACGCGGTCGAACTGTCCTGAATGGCCAGACCCTGCATTGCAGCGAGGCCGCCTGCAAAGATCGGCGATGTGCCGACCAGCGGATGGAACATGCAATTGAAGCGATCATGAATGATCTCGCGCGCCGGCACCATGATGGTTTCCGGCAATCCGGCGAGGTCGTCTGTCTTCAACTCGTAAAAGACTGATCCGTCCTTTGCCACCATCGGCGTCACGAGATCGGGATCGAGCACATAGAGCCGCGTCACGACACCACGACCGTCGCGCTGCTTCAGGACATAAGCGTTGCCCTTCTGAAGCTTCGAAAGCACCCACGTCTCGAAGAACTGGATGCGGTTCTGGAAATGGTTCGGCTTTCGCAGCACAGGCGAATAGGCCGGGTTCGTAGTTTCTTCCCAGATGTCATCGCCGACATGCTCGACGAGCTTCGGACGGAGCTTCGAGATATCGGAGGCGATCAGCGTGCGGCACGCGAAGTCTGCATGGTTCGAAAGAACGTTGTCGTACTTGACCTCGACATTGCGCTGCCACGCACCGGCAAAACTCTCAAGGATCGTCCGCCAGCCGCTGCGGCGCGGCATGACCGGCGCAAGCGCTTTCTGCTTGCCGGCGCGCGAGATTTCGAGGCCCAGAAGACGCATGGTCAGGCCTTGGCCTTTGCCGCGGCGATCTTCTCGCGCAACTGCTCAGCATTCCAGCCATTGAACGGCTTCTTGCCGACGACGCGTTCATAGTCCGAACGCAACTTGGCTATGCCGACGGGCCGCTTGACAGCCGGCTTCACCTCGGCAGTGCCATAGCCGAGCTTGCCGAGAATGTCGGCGTAACGCGGGTCTTTCGCCTGCATGGCGCGGGTCATGTAAGACAGGGATTTCATCGGGTGCATCTCCATCGGGAGGATACCGGCCGCAGTTTCCCGCGGCCGGCAACGTCAATCGGTGTTGACCGCCTTACGGCGTAACCGGATCGCCCCAGGTGATGTTGTCCATCCACGCAACTGCGCTGACACGACGACGTGCCCAGTTCAGCGTGCGCTCGGCGCGGAAGCCGACCGAGTTGGTCTGCCAGAGCGAGACCAGTTCCGAATCGACCGGAGTGGCAGCGCCCGCGTCCTGGGTCGGTGCGTCGGACATTTCCAGCGAGGCCTCGGTTGACATGGAGATGTCAACGCCACCCTCGTCGGCGAACCAGATGTCTTCCGCATTCACCAGGGCGACGTAGTCGCCGAGGTAATTGGACACGATCACCGGCAGTTCGAAGAACGTGCCGCCCTGCATGGTGATGCCGGGGAATTCCCGCTGACCGAGCGGGTTCAGCATCATCATCAGGCGCAGTGCATAGGTCGCCGACATCACCCATACGCCGGACTGGAGCGGGTTGTTGGCGGCGACAAAGGCACCGATGAGCGCCTGAACATCCTCGCGCACGCCGTCAGCGCCGGTAGCGGTGCTGTTGGTGGTGGCGGTGACGCCGTTCAGGATCGAGCCGGGCTTGACGCCAGCGCTGGCCGCCGAGGTCGGGTCGATGAACGACAGGTCGGAGCGCTTGGCGATGGCCTTGGCCAGCGAGTTGCGAACCAGGACGTCAGAAGACGGCGAACTGTCGCGGATGAGTTCCATCGTCTGGACGGCGATCGTCGCGATCTTCAGCGGCGAGAGTTCCGTCCGGCCGACGCCGAACTTGGTCAGAGGCTTGCCTTTGCCTTCCCCGACCCACTGCGCGTCGCTCTCCGAGGTCTCGGAGATCAGTGGCACCCGGAACGGCACCTGAGTGAGGGCCGGGATGCCGCCGACGCCGAAACGTCCAAGGATCGTCATCGGGCGCAGGAACTCGACGAAATCGGCGAAGCCGCCCTCGTTTCCGATCAGCGCGTCGGTGTTGCCGGTCGTCATCGCGGAGACGGCTGCCTTCACGATGTCGACAAGATCGTCATCCTTGCCGCCATAAAGCGCCGCCGCCACATCGATCGCGGACTGCTTCGTCTTGTGCGCGATGCCCAGGCACTTTGCATACCGCGCGAAACGGATGCCTTTCTCCGGTTCCGCCGCCTTCAGCGTCACGCCGGTCCGGACAGCGGTCCCGTTGCCGGCGGTCTTGATCTGATTGGCGATGACAGGCGCCGCCGAATTGGCCTTGGCCTTTTCGAGCGCACGAAGGCGCTTCAGATCACCGTCGATCGTCTCGATTTCGGCGGAAAGGCCGTCGAACTCTTCCTGTTCGGCCTCATCGGTCGAACGGCCTTCGTCCATGCTCTTCTGCATAATGGTTTCCATGCGGGCCGCGTTCGCGGCGCGCTTGGCTTCGAGAGCAGCAATCTGCTCGGCGAGAGTTTTCATTTCATTGCCCTCCTTCGGGCGCAGGTTGACGGGTTTTGTGGATTTCCCCGTAGCGCCGGGGGCGGTCTTCGTCGGACGCTCGATTTCGCCAGTCGCGGCGGGAGCGTTCGGGTCGAAGGTCTTGATGAGCGCGACACCGGCCGCGTCCATATTCTTGATGCTCGTCATCACCGCTTCGGGCTGGGCCGGGATGGTGACGGCGGAAAGCTCGTAGACTTCCGTCTTCATGAAACGGATGCCGCCTTCGTCGAGGAAGGCGTATTCGAGCGCCCGGAAGCCGATCGAGACGGCGCGCACGAGACCGATCTTGATCGACTGCCAGGCCTCCTCGATGCGGTCATGCAGCGCGCCGGCTTCCTCGATCGTCGGAATTTCCGCCTCGAAGGTGATGCCGTCTTTCGTCGGCTTGTCGAACTTCACCGTGCCGATCGGCTTATCGTGCTGGTGCTGCCAGAGCAGCGGCAGCGGGTTGGTGAACTTCACGCCCAGCGGGTCGACGATATCGCCGACACGGTCGACGGCCGGCGTCGTCGCGACGCCGCGGATGATGCGCTTGTCGTCGCTCACCGACTTGATGGTGAGAAATGAATATGCGCGGCACGTCACTGTCATGGCGACCTCCAAATTGTCAGTGGTTGCGGGTGGATCAGCCGAGGATCAGAACCTTGGCTTTCTTCTTGCGGTACGCTTCCGGGTTGCGAGCCATGAGCTTTGCTGCATTGAGCATGGCGATAAACGGGTCGATCTTGGCCGTGCCGGACACCTGCTTGGTGATCGCTCGAGCTGACCCTTTCAGGATTTCCTTTGCGTTGCCGACTGCCCATTTCATCAAGGCCAAGCCGGCGTGCTTCAGGCTGCCATCCGACAGCTTGCGAGCAACCCCAACGATGACGTCATTCAGGAAACCGCCTTGCCCGATGCCGGTGATCGTGCCGCCTTCTTCGCCCGTTTTGAACTTCGCTGCGATGAGAGCGTCAACCAGCGCTGGCAGGCCGAGCTTATCGACGCCGATCCCTTCCTTTTCAGGCAACAGGCCGGCATCGCGCACCTGGCAACAGATGGCTACGACCTCTTCGAGGTCCTGCGTCGGCTTCTCGCAGAAAACCAACTCGCCTGCCTTTTCGAAATCGCGAAGCTGCTCGGCAATGTCCTTTCGGCGCTTAAGCACTATCGGGTGCGCCCATGCTTTCGACCACACCAGCCAATGGCGCGTTTCCTTTTCGCGCCCGATGACGCTCAGGCCGAGAAGATCGTCCAGGCCGCCACCGTCGATTCCGATCGTCGCAACCTCACACCGGGCAAGGAGGCTTTCGAGGGTCAAACCAGGCTCAGAAGCCTCAAGCCAAAAGTCGGCACCGGACCAGCGGTCGCGCCGGTTGCGAAGTCCGATTTCCACATTCAGATGCTTGGCAAGAAAAGTCTGAAGGTCTTCGCCCTCTTCGCCTTCACCCTTCATGATCTGCTGCAGTTTGCGCTCAAGCCAGTCTTGCCGCACCGACCGCCCAAGGTTCGGATTGGTCATGTAGAAGTTGGCCGGCCGTAGATGCTCCTCGGCCTCGATCATCTCGGGCGTGAACTCGTAGATCACCGGCAGGAACCGCGGATCGTCGATGATCCCGTCGCGAACGTCGCGAGCGTAGGCCAGCTTTTCCTTGAACACACCGGTCGGCGGCTCATCACTCTGGGTCGTCAGATAGATGACGAAACCCTCCGGTCGCGACACCAGCCCGCCGGTCGCCTCCTGCAACATGGAGCCGGCACCGTCGCGCTTTCCGAACAACCACAGCTCGTCGACAAGGACAAATGCGGCCTTCTTGCCGCTCACCGTCTCACTGTCCGACGACACCACCTTGAGCTTTGCCTTGGTCCGAAGGTGCTCGATCGTCCTCACGTTCTCCTGCACGTGCAGCAGGTCGACCAATACCGGATCGGCGTAGACCATATCGCGTGCTGGCTCGAACGAGTTTTTCGCGATTTCGATCGTAGGCGCCAGGATCAGCATCTCGGCTGAGAGCCGCCAGTTCCGGATCAGAGCCGTTAGCATGATGCCGGCCGCGATGGTCGACTTGGTGTTTTTCTTGCTGATGAGCAGGAAGAACTCCTCGATCAGGCGCCGCGCAGGGCCGAACCCGGCTGCGCCGTGATGATCGTAGGCGCCGAAAATCGCTCGGACGAAGTCGAACACCCACTCGTCGGAGCATTCTCCAAACGTCGGGCTGCCGGCAATGTCGACCACACGCAGCGTCTTGAACACCGCCAGAGCCGCTTCTGCCTCGTCCGGGAACAAGGGATTCATCGGGACCAATGAGCGCCGCGCAACGATACGTTCCTGCCAATCAGGGCAGGCAGTCGACCACTCCATCACTTGTTGTTCACGACCAGCTTCGGCGGCTCAGGCGTGGCAAATACCCCGCCGACGTTCTGGGCGGCGATTCTCCGCTCTTCCTTCTTGCCAAGCTTCGGAGCCGCCTTTTCGCGGCCTCTGACCGACTCGGCGGCGCCAGCGACGCGGCCCATTTCCTCGAGCTTCTTCTGAGCCGAGACGTTACCGTCACGTGCAGACTTGAACAGCAGGCCGACGACCTCCTTGCGCCGCTGCGCATGGCCGTCTGCCAACTCATCGGCGAAGTGTTTGCGCAGCGTGTCAGGGTCGACCCCGAGCGCCCGAGCGATCGTGTTGTCGCTCTCGCCCACGAACTTCATTTCCTCGACCGTTTGCCGGTCCTCCAGCGACGGACGATATGGCGGTCGGCCGCCGGTCGACGTCCGTTTCCGGGTCTTGGGTTTTTCGGTCATTCAGGGATTCCGGCTGAAATTTCGATCCGGCGGAAAAAATTGTGCGAATGTGGGGGACGCGGGTCTAGGCCGGAAGCCCTTTCCAGACTTCACCTACCCCCCCCGGTTGCTTCTCCGAGCCTGCGCATGGCAACCTTCGGATGCAAACCAAAGGAGCCTTCATATGCATGACTTTCTGGTCGATCTTGATGACTACAACGGAGCTCCAGTTGTGATCGTTAAGGGGAAGATCACACATGTTTCCGCGAGCGGTGGTACAAGCAGCATTGTCCATCTGGTCGGTGGGCAGGAAGTTCGAGTGCCGACTTCAGTGCCCGAGACCATTGCTCGTATTTGGCCCGGGGGTGACGACTGAGGCGACCTCAGTACCACACTCCCTTGATGGCGCCCTGCTCCTCGGCCTGCTTCACGCTGTCGTGGTAGGCCTTCGAGACGGCGTGCAGGTTCATCTCATCCCAGAACAGTTCCGGGTCGCCACGGTGCGGCTTGATGTGGTCGACCACTGGGCTATTCGGTGCCGGATGCTTGCCAGTGAGCAGAACCCCGGTGCGCTGGCAGATGTAGAGGTCGCGCTTCAGGATGATGCGGCGAAGCTTCTGCCATCGTGCCGTCTTGTACCAGGCGCGCCATGGATCGCGGTCGGATCGCTGCTGGCTGCGCTCCTGCTCCGTCTTTGGTGCCTGCCCTATCCTATGGGAGAGACCACCGAGCCGGGGCCTTACGGTGGAGAGTTTCACCACTCGATCACCCTCACACCGCCCTCAAGGCTTCTTGCCGACAGCCATCTACTCTGATCTACTTTTTTTCTATTTTAGAGGGGTTAGGGTCGATGGACTTTGAGTTTCTACCGCTTGTCGCGTTGCTCGCTGGTATACTGTCGTCATTCTTGGCGACCGGGCTTCTAGGGCAACGCAAAGGGCGCAGAGATATTCTCGAAGACGTCGAATTTTCCAAGCGAGTGGTAGCAACTCTCCGCCAACACCCAGGATTTTCGGAGGAGCAGCTTGCATTTGTAGAAAAATCTCTTGTCGAAGCAACAACTGGCCGAACGGTTGAGCGGCACGAGCGCCGGTATTTGATTTTTGTGGGAGTGGCCGGCTTGCTTGGAATACTGTTCGCTCTCTACCGTTTCCTCGACTATATCGGCATTCTTGCTTCGCTTCTTATCACTACCGCATATGCTCAACCGGCTCCGTCAAACCCAGCTTCGAGCGAAATGGCCTGGATGATGCCGTGGATTGTCGGCGGCATCCTAGTCGTGATGGCAATTGCCTTTGTTGGGTCGATTGTGACGCTGTTGATGGCGAAGGACACACCCGAAAACCAAAGCAAGCTCAAGGCTGCAACTGACATCGTGAAAACATTCGGCGGTTTCTTCACCGGAATCGCCACATCGCTGTTGCATTGACTGCTGCTTGTCGGTCCGCGCCATGTGTGATTTCCTGCGATCGGGTTGCTTGGGATGGCACGCATATGATCGAGAACGTCGCAAACGCGCTTTCAATATTGGCAGCGGCGGCCGCCGGCGTCTTCTGGTTTCTGTCTACGACGTCTTCCGTTCCTCCCGAACCAGGCAGCGATCCTCTCGGAGAAGGGACCGCGATCAGCAAAACGATCATCACGTCAATGGGAGGGAAACGCATCGACCTTCTGAAGACGATGATCCGCCAATCCCGGCAAAATGCCATCGCGGCGGCCTTCGCATGCACGGCAGCTATAGGGCAGGTAGTTGCGCTGGCAGCGAAGATGCTTGCGTGGCCCTAAGCGGCTGCGGACCTCGGCTCCCACTCCCTGCCATCACCTCACGGGCCATAGCATCGTCTGCCCGCCGTCTTGCCCTTTGCCAACAGTTCGGCGAAGCTCGCATGATGGGCATTGGGGAGAACAGGCATGCGGAAACTTCTACACAAGCAGGAAAAGGGGCACCTGGGTCAGTATGAAGACTGGTGGTATCTCGTGCAGTCAGATGGCCAGGAGCCTTATGTCGAACATGAATGGGACCACGTGAGCGTAGGCTCAGGCGACCATCGCCAAGGCACAGACAAGATGTCGGTCGACCAAGCCCTAGAAAAGGCTCCGTACGCCGCATCTGAAGCCTTGCGAAAACTACTTAGCTCCTGACCAGCAACGAGCTGGACCGCTCGCTTCCCACCGAACAGAGAAAACTGAGATGAGCAATCCAGTATTAATTGGCGTTGGCATCGGAGCCTTCACAGGTCTCGCCGTATTTGGCGACCTCGTTGTCGGCGCTATCTTTGGCGGTGCGATGGGCCTTGGCTATACGATTATCAAGGGCCGGTAGTTCTGTTTCTGCCCTAGTCGGACCCGAAGGCCAGCCGCTCACGAGGACTTCCCGGCACGATTAACCGACCACAGCTATCTTCGGCGGCTGTCGCCTAGCCTTGAACGTTTTGGTAGGCTCTTCGAAGCAAGGGGACTCCATGCCAGCCAGTGTCAATGAATGGAAGTTAGCAACTGCCAGAGCAGCTGAGCTCGTGACCGCCACAATTCCCGGCACAATAGCCCACCTCGAACGAGAATACGGCCTCAGCCAAAACGACGCAGTCACTCATTTTTTAGAGCAGACAGAATGGGGCTTGGAGACATTTCCCGAGTTTCAAGGTGGCAAAGGGTCAAAAATAGAGCGGCTCAACGCTCTGCGGTCCCGATGGCACGAATGGGAAGCGCTTTGAGCAATACGTTTGGCGCTCTCCGAATTATGAGCCCGGCGGGATGACCACTTCCCCACGCTGCTGAAAAGAAATGCCCGGCATTCAACCGGGCGGCGATCCCAATCGGGACACTACTCCCGAATTGCTTCTCATGGTCGGGGGGTCGGATCGCGTCCCCTTTGATTTTCTATGCAGCCTTCGCAGTAGTCGATGTCTTGTTGATCGACGTAACCGCGAGGTTCGTTAGCTTGTTGTTCGTCGCCTTTTCCTGGTCGAGAATTTCGCTCAGGAGCTTATGCGCCTCGTCGTGACCAAGGTCCTTCGCCCACTCACGCAACGACCCATAGCGGGCAATCTCGTAGTGTTCGACAGCCTGGCATGCCGCAAGCAAACCCGCATCGAGCGCCGTGCTCGATGCCTCCTCCATCAAGCCATCAGCCTCTTTGATCAGACCCTCGATGGCATCGCACTTTTCGCCGGATGCCTTCTTGCCGATCGACTTGAA